AGACAATAATTATGACAAGTACAATTAAAGTAAATAAACATCAAAACGCTTGTGGGACTAACATTATTCAAAGATGTGGAACTACAACAACAATAGGATCAGGAGCAAGTAATACACTTGTTATGGATGGATCTGCAGTTACGATTGGTAGATGTGGTGGAACCGTAGCCCTTGCATCTGGTGCAACACAAACAGGATTTGGTAGAACAGGGACTGTAGATTGGCAAACAGGTGATATTAAAACATCAACGTTTACAGCTGTAAATGGACAAGGATTTTTTGTTGATACAAATGGAGGAACTGTAACTGCTAATTTACCAGCAGGATCTGCAGGTGCTATTGTTTCTTTTCAAGATTATAGAAATACTTTTGATACAAACTCTTTTACAGTTGCACCAAACGGTTCAGAAAAAATTAATGGTGGAGAAGGTCCGGTTGTTTTAAGCACAGAGGGCGAAGGAATTACTTTAGTTTATATTGATTCAACAGTTGGTTGGAGATCAATTCAAGATAATGTTTTTGCAGATACAGGTTCAAATTTTATACTAGCTTCAGGTGGAACTGAAACAACTTCTGGAAATTGCAAAATTCATACATTTACAGGACCAGGAACTTTTACAGTTTCAGCCCTTGCAGCTTGTGCAGCACAAAATATAGTATCATATATGGTTGTAGGTGCTGGTGGTAGTAGTCATCCTAGTAGTCCAGCTCCAGGAGGAGCCGGAGCTGGAGGATTTAGAGAAGTAAAAAATCCTGTTACTCCATACACAGCCAGTCCTTTAGATGGATATCCTACTCCAGGAAATAGAATTACAATAACAACACAAGCTTATCCAATTACAGTTGGAGCAGGTGCTGGACCTAACGCTGCAGGAAACCCATCTATTTTTAGTACAATAACATCAGCCGCTGGTGGTGGCGGTGGTGGAGCCCCATATGCACCAGGACCTACAACTTCTGGTGGCCCTGGAGGGTCAGGTGGTGGTGGCGGTGGAGGACCTAGTGGTACTGGTGGTACTGGAAACACACCTCCAGTAACTCCAGCTCAAGGACAAAATGGAGGAAATGGAGACCCAAGTCCGCCAAATTCTTCAGGTGGTGGTGGTGGCGCTGGCGCTGTTGGTGGTTCTGGGACTTCTGCAAGATCTGGTGGAGGTGGAGCAGGAGTAACAACAGAAATTACTGCATCTCCAGTTGTCTATGCTGCGGGTGGAGCAGGTAAAGGTTTAGGACCAACAGCAGATGGAAATGCAGCTACTTGTGGTGCAGGAGCTGATACTGCAGGAACAGCTAATAGAGGTAATGGTGGTGGAGGAGGTTGTAATGGAACAGGAGGATCTGGCATAGTTGTAATAAGATACAAATTTCAATAGGTAAATTATGAGTGAAGTAAAAGTAAATAAAATAAGTCCAAGAACAAATTGTGGCACAGTTCAATTAGGAGATAGTGGTGACACTATTACAATTCCTGCTGGTGCAACAATTACAAATAATGGAACACAATCAGGTTTTGGTAGAACAGGGACTGTTGATTGGCAGACAACTGCTAAAACAGGAAACTTTACTGCAGTTAGTGGTGAAGGATATTTTGTTGATACTACATCAGGCACTATAACAATGACTATGCCATCTGGTTCAGCAGGTGCAATAGTTTCAATACAAGATTATAATAAAACATTTGATGATAATGCTTTTACAATTACACCTGCAAGTGGACAAAAAATTAATGGTGGTACTGCTGATGGTAATTTAATAATTTCTACAGAAGGACAAGGTTTAACTTTTATTTATGTTGATTCGACAGTAGGTTGGAAAACAGTGCACGAAAATGAATTTATTTCTGGCGGATCTAATTTTATTGTTGCAACAGGTGGGACTATTACAACTTGTGGTAATGACAAAATTCATACTTTTACAGGTCCTGGAACTTTTACAGTTTCTTCTGCTGCAGCTTGTGCAGCAAATAATGAAGTTTCTTATGTCGTTGTAGCTGGTGGTGGTGGAGCTGGAACAGGATCAAATGTTTCAGGACAGACTGGTGGTGCAGGTGGAGGAGCGGGAGGTTATAGAGAAAGTAAATCTCCAGTAACACCTTATACAGCCAGTCCTTTAGATGGTAGGCCTAGCGCACCAAATAGAATTACAATTACAGCAACAGGTTTTCCAATTACAGTAGGTGGTGGTGGTGCTGGTGGCTGTCAGACTGGTCCTTTTACTACTGGTTTTGAAGGAACAGTTGGATCAAATTCAATATTTAGTACAATTACATCTGCTGGTGGTGGCAAAGGTGGTAGAGGTGGACCTTCACCAGGTGGTGATGGTGGAAATGGTGGATCAGGTGGAGGTGCAGGAGCTAATAATTGTACAGCAGGATCTGGAAATACTCCTCCAACAACTCCAGCTCAAGGAACTAACGGCAACACCGGTTCTGAAAATGCAGGTGGTGCTGGAGGTGGAGCAACAGCTGCGGGTGGAGCATCATCAAATTGTAATGGTGGAGATGGTGGAGCAGGGGCAACAACTTCTATTTCAGGATCACCAGTTGCAAGAGCAGGTGGTGGAGCAGGAGGTGGATTTGGTTCTAGTGGTGGAGGTTGTGGTGGAGCAGGTGGTGGCGGAGATGGAGGAGATGGTCCATCAGCAAGTAGTGGAACTGCGGGCACTGTCAACACAGGTGGTGGCGGTGGAGGAGCCCAAAGTAATTCAAATTCAGACCCAACTTCAGGTGGATCTGGTGGTTCAGGAATAGTAATAATAAGGTATAAATTTCAATAATTAATATGTATTTACTGATATTTAAAATTAATATATAAGGAGAAACATTATGGCACATTTTGCAAAATTAGGAGTTAACGGAAAAGTTATAAGTGTATTAACACTTGATAACAAAGATATGTTAAATGCTGATGGTGTTGAAGATGAATCAGTAGGTCAACAATATTTAGAGACACATAATAATTGGCCTGCACCTATGTGGATTCAAACATCTTATAACACATCTGGTAATCAACATAAATTAGGGGGTACACCTTTTAGAGGAAACTACGCAGGTATAGGTTATACTTGGGATGAGAATAATAATGTTTTTTGGCCTCCATCTCCTTTTCCATCTTGGGTAAAAGATAATACTACTGCTAGTTGGAAATCACCGATCGGCGATGCTCCTGCATTAACCGAAGAACAAGAAGCTCAAAATGCTGCAGATACTCACGTATGGGTATATCATTGGAATGAAGCTAATCAATCTTGGGACTTGACAGACGATTTGGCGTAGATTACAAAAGGTGGTGGTATGCAAAAGAAAGTATTATCTGAAATAGCATTATATTACGGTGATGTGGCTATGCCTAAAGATTGGGACATTGACCGAAATAAATTACAAGACGATATTTTAAAATCACAAGTCACAGATTCACCTCTACCATTTTCACGAACATTTGATATGCTTAATACTTATATCAGAGAGCATATAAATTTAAATTACAACTTTACCTTAATTAATAAAGAAACTTGGGGAAATGTTTATAAACCTGCGGAGACAACAATTCCTTTATTAAATATAGATCCAGTGGACTTACGTAATTCAGCAGATTACACATTATTATATGGTGTTAATGTTAAAAATTGTATGGTTAGAATACATTATGAAGATAATAGACGTAAAGGTAGAAGCTGGGACATACCATTAAAAAACAATAAGTTTATAATGTTTCCATCTACTAACATGTATTATTTAACCAATAACCAAGAGGATAGTTTAAATTTTGTGCAAACTATATCTTATGAATATATCTAATTATTATTGGTATTTTACTAGTGCACTAACACCTAAATTTTGTGATGAGGTTATTAAGTATGCTAATGCACAAAAAGAAACAATGGCTATCACTGGCGGATATGGAAGAGAAAGAAATTTAAATAAAAAACCTTTAAATAAAGAAGAGGTTAAAGATATAAAGAGAAAAAGAAATTCTGATTTAGTATGGTTAAACGATAAATGGATTTATAAAGAATTACATCCATATGTTCACGAAGCTAACAGAAATGCTGGTTGGAATTTTGATTGGGAAAGAAGTGAGTCTTGTCAGTTTACAAAATATAAATTAAATCAATATTACGATTGGCATTGTGATAGTTGGGATAAACCTTATCAA